CAAATTTTTCTGGCAAGCCTTTTCTGAACCTAACTAAATTGCCATCAACCCAGCCGCCTTTATCTATAAGGTCAGTTGATTCTTTGTTAATCCCTGGATTAAATAATAATTTAGTTAGAGCCATTTTTTGCCCTCAAACATTAAAGCTTCTGCCTCTCTTCTTCTAGTGAGACCAGGTAAAACTTTTCTTTCGCCATTTACAGTTGCTTTGTTCCATCTTTTCATTTGCTCTGGAACTTCTTCATATTCTCCAGCATTAAGTTTTTTTAACATGGTAGAACTTTTTAAATTAGCTGGCCCTAAGTTATATACCCAAGAACATAAAGCATCAAACTGGCATTGGTTCATTGGAACTGTTACAAGAGAGTTAATATAATGCTCGTATTCATCTTCTAGCTCACGCCATAACATATGCTCTGCTTTTTCTTCAGACCATACATCACCTTCTTGTACATCTTTAGTGTGGCCATAACCTATTGTCCAAACACCAGCAGCACACTTATAAGCTTCAAGTTCACAGCCCTCAAAGTGTTTAATAATTTCAAAGCCTTCATTTGATATTTTCATTATATTGCTACCACCCCTGTTAAAGAAGCTATTAATAAAGTTGCCATAAACCCGAAAGTTCCAAATACAGCCATTTTTAACGTTCCGTTGAGATTGCTCATTTCTTGTTTTATTTCTGCTGTTTCTTTGAATATCGTCTTCCATCTTTCTTCACATTTTGCCTCGTGTGATTTTAGGTCTGAATGTACGTCTGATGCTGTTTTTCTGCTAGTCATTTTTATCTGGGGTGTTTGAAGCACCAAAATAAAAGCTGATTACAGCACTTGCCAACCCACCTAGATAACCAAGCACTAAGTTTATTAATGCTTCGCTGTTTTGCTCTGGTGGTTGTAATGTTACTAAAAATATGTAACCCATAAAGCCACCAACAATAACGATCCCCATGATCCTAGCAGTCCAATCTTTACTGAACTTGCCACGAGCATCTTGTTTGTCTGCTACTTCTAGCTTAAATACATCTACTTCAAGCTCTTTCATTTGTAACTCAAAGCCTTGCTCTGCTTTTTTAAGCTCTAACATTTGTTCTGGGGTAGCTGCTTGTATTGCTTTGTTAATAGATTTTGGGTCTGATTGGCAACCAAGTACCCCAGCTATAACTGATGCTGCTTGACCACCTAACGGGCCACCTAACGCAGAACCAAGCGTAGGGGCTAAAGCACCTACAACATTTTTAATTAAACTAAATTTCATATCATTGCTCCTATGTTTTTCTTGAACGATTTGCTTTTTTGCTTTCCATTTTTAAATTAGATGATTTATTGTTTTTAGGATTGTTATCTTTGTGCGACACATCTTTGCCATCGCCCTTTTTAGCTTTGCCTTTTTTCTTCATCTTATTTCTAGCTGCGTTTCTAGAGGCTCTTTTTTTCTTTTGATCTTCGCTACTGTGATAATCATCGTACTCATCTCTGTAACTTCTAATCATTAGTTATCCTGCTAGTGGATTCGTATCTTCTAACTTATTGATATCTTCCTGTATGTTTTCTAAGTCAGCTTTGATCGTAGCTATGTCTGTTTTAATTTCTGTTACATCTGGAACGTTGTCTATTTCTTTTTCTAAAAACTTTACTGCTGTTTCAATAGAAGCAAATCGTTCTTCAATAGCTTGTTGTGCTGATTCAGTATCGCCTATGCCACCTATTTGAGCTTCTAGATTATCTAGTCGGTTAACATACTGTGCGCCTTGATATCCGAATCCAGCTAAAGTTGTAACAATACCCACCAAAGCTATTATTTGTGTTGTTTTGTTTTCAAACCAATTCATAACATTCTCCTATAAACGTGGCTGCAGTTTCTTTAAATCAGTCAAAGTTTCTATGCTCTGTCCTGCTAGCTTATAAAACGCTAGGGTATTATCTGCTATTGTGTTATTAGTATAAATGCTTTTAGGCTCATACCACAATTCTTTTTCAGGTATAGAAGCTATTCTATAATTATTAAAGCCTGGAACAAATCCCATAACAGCTATGATTGCATTCTCAGATCCATATTTGCCAGTCTCTTCTTGTTCGTCTTGTACGTTATCTTGAGCTGTCTGTAAGTTTTGAGCAATAATATTAGCAACAGTAGTATCTGTATCTGCGTCTGAGCTAACTGATGCAATAGATGTATCCATTTGGTCTTGAGTTGTCTCAACTGTTCCACGTAGAACAATTACCTCTGTGGCTACTGTTTCAGTTTCAACAGTATTAGAAGTAGTAGAAGTATCTACAGATGTGCTGCTCATATCTAACACCTGGTTGTTTTGCGCTGTTGCTGATGCAAATTGATCTGACATGCTTGGAGAGCTGCTTGTGCTTATTCCTGAACTAGAAGAAGAGCTGGCGCTGTTCCCAGCTGCTACGCTGTTACCACTAGAATGAACAGAGTTACCTGCTGTTGTACCGCTAACGCTTTGATTTGCTGTTACTATTGTAGAAGCTACGACTCTTAAAGCTACGTCTCTGCTAATAGAACTCTTGCCTTCGGCTTCTTCTCGTTCAACCAACTGAAACTCTTCAACAAAGTTTTCTTCAAATTCTTCAGGGGCCTCTTCTCTTTCAATTCTTTCTTCTTCTACTTCAGCTTCAACAATACGTTCTTGGGCTTCAAAAATTTCTTCTACAGCTTCCTCTTCAAATATTTCTTCTATAAACTCTTCTTCTGGTTCTTCAATTCGAGCAATCTCTTCTTCTATTTGTTCTGTTTCCTCTTCAAACCATTCTTCTAGCTGTTCTATTGTTTCAAACTCTATAAAGGTGTCTGGTTCGCTATAGTCTTCAACAAGAAAAATTTCTTGAAATAAAAACTCATCAAGCAACATTTCATCTTGGCGTTGTTGATCTTGTTGTACGTCCCATTCATCCATCATTACATCCACATCTTCGTATGACGTTATAAGCGTAGAATCAAATTCAACCATGCCATCATCACTAAAACTTATATCTGCTCCAAACCATTCGTCCACTTGCTCTTGTCCAAACTGCTCTGTATCTAGTGCGTACCAATCAGCATCAGTAAATCCCTCACACCTGTTCTCGTAACAGGGGTCATTGGGATCTAACCATTCGTCATACTCTTCGTCATACCACATATCTTCTTCATTAAATCCATAGTCCGTTTCTTCATCAAAGTAAGCTACAGAATCTTCTTGCCTGTAGCCTGAACAAAATGGCCTATACTGAGGATCTAAATCGCATTGTTGATCGTCATACGCTTCCCAATATAAAGGGCAAGACTCATTATAAAGCTGAGTGATATTACATTGTTGAGTTTGATAAGCTGCTGCGTATCCTGAACAGGCTGAATTATTTATAGGCTCACTACAGTCAATAGCATTTCCTGTGCCAGAGCCAAATAACGACCCCCCATTTTCTAATAAAGTATTTGAGTCAGTGCTATTCCATGTTCTGCTAACACAACTGCTTGAGTTAGTTGTGCCTGTAGAACATTTATCGTGAAACAAATATTGATACACTTCTGAACTACCGCTACCCATTTCTCCTATAAGAACATCGTGATTAATAACATCTAATGCACCATATCTAAATTCAAAGTTATCATTACGCCAGAGTATGACCTCAAAGCTGTTATCAGATGCTCTGTTGTATTCCCTCATGTTATACCAACCAAAGACAGTCTTATCATCAAAACTTTTAGCCACCATACTAGAGCCATTGTCTCTAATTAAATCAGTCCAAAATGGCAGTAGAGTATAGGTAAACTGACTGGTTAATGGGTCAGGTGTGTAGTCGTTGCAGTAAGCACCGGAAGTTTTAAAGTGCAAACAACCGTTGGTAGCCATTCTACCTTGGGTAAATTCTTGCCCATAAAAGTCAAAGGTAAAGCCTAGATTAAATGCTCCTGAAACTTGATCGTCTCCTGCGTTTAAGTTAGTAGTGCCAGATTGATTGGTAAGGTTGATTAAAGCCTGGTTAGCTTCATATACATACGTGCTAGATACATTAAGACTAAATAGACACGCTACTGCGTAGCATAAAATTCTTTTTTGCATTGCTTGTTACTTTTAGTTTTTCTTGTATAAATTACCTTAACTCCGCTTACTAAATCTTTATTTAGTTTTTCTCTATTAGGGTTTGAGTCATAAGTACATTCTTTAATGTATTCAGCTTCTACGTCTTCTACGTCTGGTCTTTTAGATTTATTTTTAGCCCATTCTGCTGTAGCTTCTTTGCCTATCTTGCCTTTGTATGGGCAAGGAGTTCCCGCCATTTCCATAGCTTTAAAGACTCTAGCGTCTGCACATAAAAGACTTATTGAGGCCACCTTCATACCCATATCATACAAATACTTAGATAGCTTTAGTCGTTCGCAATTTTCGTCTTTAACGGTTTTACCGCCTGAAAAACCAAATATCTGACCTTGAAAGGCTGCAGATCTACCTACAGTACATAGGTCTTGTGAATAACTCATTATGCTGGGCGCTATAGCAGAAGCTGGGGGAGCTTCAGACTTTACGTTCTGATTTATTGTTTGGGTCGAATTCGACTCATTAATGTTTCTGTTAGTATTATTCGATTTCGAATTATTTTCATTAACGTTTTTATTGTCAGTTCTAACATTTGAATCCGAAGTTGAAGTATTAACGTTTGTATTAGCTGAACTGTTGACGTTAGTGTTGTTTGAAGTGCTCGCATTCGTGACATTTTGATTTACTGTTGAATTAACTGTTGAGTTAGAAGTTGAATTAGAAGTATTAACATTGGTATTTGCATTGGTATTTGTGGATGCAGAAGTGTTGTTATTGGTATTGGAGTTGGTATTGGTAGAAGTATTTACGTTGGTATTGGCGTTGGTATTGGTAGAAGTATTTACGTTAGTATTGGCGTTAGTATTAGTATTGTTATTCGTATTATTATTGGTATTTGTATTTGTATTGGTATTTGTAGTTGTCGTATTATTGGTAGTATCCAAGCTATTGGACTCGCAATATTGAGTACCAGCTGTGCAGTTACCTGTTTGGTCGGCGCTAGCAAATGTTGGGAATATTAAAAGTGTTATTAGTCCAGATATAAGTTTAAGTTTTTTCATTTTCAATTAGCGTATGTAGGCCCTGTGTAATTAATATATCTCTATTTTTTAAATGCTCTGCTTCAATGTCATCTTTGCTTTGACCAAAGTAGGCAACTGCTAAGTAACTTTCAATCATAGAAACATTTAAGTTAATATCGTCCACAATAATTTCACCAAGAACTCTGCCGTACTTGCCTTTAGAATCTTTTAGTTTAGATCGAAGCACAACCTTCTTGCCATTGTCTATAGAGTCTTTTAAAAACTTAGAAGCTAATTTACCTCTAACCTTTTCGTCTTTGTCCCTGGTTCTAGATTCAGGCGTGTCAATGCCATAAAGACGTACGCGACACTTGTGAAGAATAGAAAACCCAAGATCAAGAATGACATCAACAGTATCACCGTCCACCACACGAGTAACTTTGCACCCATACTCATACATTATCTTTTACGAGAACGTTTTTTTCTTTTTTTAACTTGAGTATAAGCTTCGTTTATATCCGGTGTTGTGGGATCGTCTGCAACATATCTACCACCTTCATTACGGGCCCTTGTTGTTGAGGACACCATAGTATAAACAGAAGGAGGAGTAATAAACTTAATAAGTTTTTTAAACCAATTCATCTTACTTTTTAAACTTTGACATTGCTTCTTTCCAAAGCTCTGGTTTAAGTTTTTTAACTGCATATAATGCAATAATTATTATAATTCCTAGTGGTATTAATATATCCATATCTTACTCCTTTTCTTTTAAGACTTCTTCAGCTACTTCCTTAGAAGCTTCTATAAAAGCCTGATTAAAAACTTGTTGAGATGCTTTAACTTGATCTAATTGAAACATAAGAGTTTTCTCTTTGTTGGCAAGATCAGTTAATTGCAACTGTATGTATTGTTGTTTTTCTGACAACTCAACTTCTTTTGATTCTACTTTATCTTTAGCCATTAATTAGCTGCGATGTAATCAGTTCCAGTCGTAATTGCTGTAGTGTAACTAGACTTATCGTCTGAAGCACCTGCTACATTTGGGTCTGTATAAGCCAAGATAACCTCAAGGTGGTCAACATTACGCTGTACCATTTCGTTTATTTTTGCTTGTGTCATACCTGCTACATTATATGAACCACCGTTTACAGCGTTGATAAGCGTTACGCTATCTGTTGCTGCTGTTAATACTTCTGCTACTGTTTGAGCCATTTTATTCTCCTTTGAGTGTTTCCACTTTTGTTTTAAGTGTTTCCACTTGAGTTGATAATTCTTGTATTGCATTTATTAATACAGGTATAAATTTTGAATAAGTAAGACCATAATTACCATTTGTATTATGTTTATCAGTAAGTATAGCTGTCTCATCTTCAACTTTATAACCGTATTCTCGTTCTAATTTTTCTACATCTTGTGCTAACAAACCCCCACTTACTTTTTGTTGCTTATGTGTTCCATCAGGGGTAATGCTGAAATCTTTACTATAATCAGAACGCATATCCCATCTGTAAGTTACAGGCTCTAATTTATTAACAAAATTTAAACCCATTGTTAAAGGTTCAATATCTGTTTTATCTCTTTTGTCTGAAGTGACAGTCCAATCAACTTTAATATGAGCAGATGCAGTAGCATTATTACCTAAAACAATACCATTATCACCAGTAGTAATGTGGCTAGGAGAACCTGATGTACCTGAGTCATACCCTAAACAAAGATTCCTAGCACCTGTTGTAATTGTACTTCCTGCAACAATACCTACACAAGTATTAAATGCTCCAGTTGTAATTGCTTCACCTGCTTCTGAACCCACTGCTGTAGTACCCCCAGCTGTGGTTACTGCTGTTGCTGCTTGAAAACCTACTGCGACATTAGTAGCACCAGATGTGTTTGAGCCACCTGCAGCTGAACCTACAAAAGTATTATTTGCTGCAGTTGTTACTGCATCTCCTGCACCACGACCAATGGCTACTGAATCAGAGCCAGTTGTTAATGCCTGAAATGCTCCTTTACCTACTGCAACATTAGAAGTTCCAGTTGTACACGCAGCCAAAGCATTTAATCCAAACGCTTGGTTTTCACTTCCAGTTGTTTGTGCTGTTAATGCATTTGCTCCAAACGCTTCACCCTGTCCTGTGGTGTTTGTTGTTAAAGCAAGGTAACCAATACCTGTATTAGCTTCTCCTGTAGTATTTGCAGCTAAAGCACCTTTTCCCACCGCCACATTTTGTGGTCCTGTTGTATTGGCATATAAAGACCTCCAACCTACAGCAGTATTGTCATTTCCTGTTGTTGTAGCAGCCATAGATGATGTGCCTACAGCAACGCTTGAATCAGAGGTTGTAGCTGTTGTCATCGCATCTTTTCCTATAGCGGTGCTATCTGCACCTGCTGTTACAGCATCCATTGCTCCATGACCAACGGCAGTATTATTATTCGCATTGTTTAAAGTGCCTGTAGTTTGATGACCTAAAAAAAGTGAGTTACTAAAATTAGTACCACCACTTTTAGCATCAGATAGTCCGTCAATATCAGTAGCACCACCTGACGCATCTTCAAAAGCTACTCCACTTCCTGTTGAGGTAAGGACTTGTCCGTCTGAGCCTTGACCACCATTAATTTTAAAGTTTTCAGCATCAACCAATCCTGCAAAAAAACTTTTGTATTTTAAACTGGCTGTACCTAAATCAATATCGTTGTCTGTTACTGGAGAGATCGAACCATCTGCCATAGTGAACTGAGCAGTACCACCTGCACTAAACGACATGACATCTGCTGCACTAAAAAATAGTCCTGCGTTAACATCACCTGTATTACTAATACTAGGTGCACCTGCTGATCCGTCAGCAAAAGTAACTTGTCCTGAAACATCTAAAGTTCCGTCAATATCTGTATTGTCTAGGTTAGAAGTTCCATTTACATCTATATCGCCTTCAATATCTAAAGCAGTACAAATTAGTGTTTGAGTAAGTGTTATCTGTCCATTTGCGGCAATAGTCATAGCATCTACATCTGATGCAGAACCAATAGTTTTCCCATCTCCAATAATAAGATCGTCAGTTAGAGTGACAATACCTGTTACTCCTAGAGTGCCACCTACTGTAGCTAAACCGCCTATTGCTACATCATCTGTAACTGTAAGATCATCTTGTACTTTTAAATCTACAACATTAAGACTGGCAAAAGCGTCAACAACTTTTGCACCAGAACCAGCTCCGTCTAAATAAACTGCTTTTGTATCTCCAGGTGGAATGGTTATCGTAGCTCCAGAGCCTTGTTTAATAATTATGTTTTGAGAACCACTTGTACCATTTTCTATAAATTGCATTCTGTTTATAGTGTTTGGAGCAATCGTAATAGTACAAGCTGAATCTAGTGTGCCTGTATATTCAACATACATAGCTCTAACTGGATCAGTTGCACCATCTGCAATAGTTGAAGTGTGAGTGTCAGCATTGGTTGTAATGCCTTCGGTTCCATAACCAAGAGCTTCGCTAATTAAATTTAAATTAACATTAGTGTTTGTTCCCCAAGATCCACTGGCATCACCAGTAGCCATCTCGTTAAGTCTTAAATCATTTACATATGAACTTGCCATCTATTTTACCTCTTTGTTACGCCACTTCCTCCCAATTAGGAGTTTGAGTGACATCT